TTCGTGCACCGAATTATACTTTTTTTCATTATCATAAAATTTAAACATTATTTTTTTCCAAGTTTCATTAAAGATACCTGCATCAATTAGTGTATTTAAGTTAAATTCACCTCGTTTTTGTTTTTTACTAATTGGCTTATACTCTTTTATTATATCATCTGTCATCATAAATTTAGAATTTAATTGTGTTATAAATATAATTAACAACTGATTCTTGTGAGTCTTTATTTAAGTCTATATTCAAAACTGCCAAATTTGTATTTTTACATTTTTGATAATACGAATCATGCAGAGTTCTTATCATTCTATTTTCTGTATGCTTTAACACATCAATAGTACTTGGCCTAAATGTAGAATCATTGCATTTTAATTCCAAAGGCTCAAACATGAGTATCAAATCATATATATAAGCATATGCAACATCATTAATCCAATCATTGATCTGTTTATAGAACAGTTCATAATTTCTTGTACTAAGTGGTGTTAGATTATTCTTATCTACATAAAAAAGAAAATAAAACAACGAGTCAATCATACTTCTGTCAGCTAATACAACAGTATTTTGAAATTGTTGATTATCTTTTTTTGTTCTCAAGACTCTTAGTTCTTTAGACATCTTATCTGTTATGATTTCAGACTGTAAATGAAAATATGCATTTGCATCTTTGCGTATTGCTTCAATTGTAGTATTACATGATGTTATAAAATCACGTATATTTTCGTTTATAACAATTACATGTATTCCATTTTGTACTAGCTTATCTTTTAAAAGATCCATGGTGGTTGTTTTACCACTGAAACAACCACCAGAAAAAGCTATAAATTTAACATTACTCATTAGATTTCATATTAGAAGTATTTACAATATATAGAACAGGTTCTTTACCTTTTCTGCTATGCTCAACTTGATAATTATGATTCTGTATAATATCAGTTAAGCTAAATGCGATCGGCCTGCCATGTACGTTAAAACTAGTGTTTACTAAACACTTATAATCAGTTAATGCTTGTATATCATTTAATATAAAATGTAACAATAAATCTGATGGGTTAACTACTTGTGGCCTACCAGTATAAGTATCTTTATATAAAGTCTTTTTATGCATCACACCACCATAGTGCTTAGAATATCTTTTTTTATAATCATGCGTGCATATCATATATCTGTCAGACCCAATAACTCTCAGTAGTTCTGTTTTATCAAACAGAGTCATAGCATTAATATATGTACATATAGGAGCGCATGGCATAACTTCATTTCTATTATTCATGAAATTATTATTAGCAACATTTTCTGCAGTCGGTAAAAATAATGAAGAAGTATGGCCTAATGCGCGTGGGCCAAATTCCATTGAATCATAAATCAAATTTACTATTTTACCATCAGCTATTTCATTTGCTATATTACAGCCAATTTCCTTTAGTTCATTGATGCTTTTTGGTTCGCAGTAATTTACATTTTTTAATTTCTCAGCAGAATAAAATGATCTTTTACCAAAGCATAAATCACCAAAAGGGAATGATCCATTAGTTTCATGTACATACATACCAATTGCTGCTCCTTGATCGCCTGCTAAAGGCATAACACAAAATTTACCAGTTATACTTTTTAACAAATGGTTATTCAACTTAACATTGTAAAATAAGCCACCAGCAACTGATAGATTTTCTATCTTGTATTCTTCTATTAATCTTGACATGTATATTTCCAATGTCTGCTGTATTAAATAAGCAACTACAACTCTTATATTGAATTCTGTTTTCTCAACTTTATTGTAGTTATTATATTTGAAAATCTCATTTACTAAGTTTTCAAATATATCATACCACATAAGTTTAGTTGTATGCAAATCAGAACCTACGAATGATGAATTAAACATATTTAATGTTGTTTCAACTTGGTTATCTATTATATCAATAGAAGTTTTATCAAGTATTTCATCTATATGAGCTTCATAGCCTAAGAACTTATATTCATCTTGGTTTTCTTTCATTCCACAATATGAAGTAGCATATTGATACATAAGACCCAATGAATATTGGTAACCGTATTTTCTCATTATCAAATTTGCATTATCACCATCTGATTTGTATAAAGATAATACTTCTTTGTTATTTCCAAAACCGTCAGCAACTAAAATATGTTGTTCTCGTTTATCTGAATAGTAATTATGAAAACCTAATGCAGAATAAGCATGTGCATCATGATGTGTAAAATCATCATTTACACATATTATGTCACTTGATATACTCATTAGAACTAATATATCATGATGTGTAATATACTTATTAGGTATAATCTTACCTTCATCAGTTAGTTGATTATCATCAAACCAGTGTGAAATACGTATTTTACAGTTATTAAATACTGATGGACTAACATGCTTACGTATTTCATTGATAGCATCCATTGGAAACTGGCTATCAGATTTAATGCCTGATAATCTTTCTTGTTCATAACCTACAACGTTATTGTATGAATCTACAAATAATGCTGATGAATTATGGCCTAATGTTATTAACAAATAATTGCTTTTAATTTTTTCTGTGTTCATATTTTCTTTGCTTTTAAATTATATGTAAATATAAGAAAAATTTTTCAATAAATAAAAATAATTCCATTAAATTCTCATCTTTTTATAGATATTTCACTATTGTTAAAGCCATCTACCATTGCTTCACATAATAATTTAACTTGTGAATAATCATTTTGTAAGCATGCAATTATAATAGAATTTTGAACATTACTTAATTTATTCATATCACAATACTTATTTATCAATGCATAATTATTATGTACATCAATATTATATCTTATACATTTTAGCTCTATAGCTAATTGACTATAGTGAATACACTTCATTATATCTTGTACACCATTTTTTTCTTTATACCTTGTAATATATTTTACAATATTACCTTCTATAAAATTAAGGTTTAAAGCAACTATTAACTCAATAGGCTGTATGCCTTTGTTCCTATAATGAGAACCACCTATTTGTATGTCTAATGCACTCATGATTTTTTAAATTTACAGTGTTTATACTTATTTAATATTATTTTCCTTGTAGTTGGTGTTTCTATATATTTAACTAGTTTATATTCACCTGGTGAAATACCATTTTCCAAATAGCCTATGCATAGAAACATACGCTTAAACTTATCGAATGTGTCATCTGAAAAGAATTTGTTATTAGTTACGCATGCAGTTATAACATCCATTCTGCGAATAATACTTCCTAAACTATGATTGTTTATATATTCAACCATAAATTTAAACTGTTGGTCTGACGTTGCCATATTATATTGATTTTAAGTATCTCTTGATTTTACACTTTACACTCTCTAATAACTCATTTTGAGTCTTATTTTTTCCTGTCAATGCTTTGATAACATCTTCATCGTGTGTTCCTTCTAGTATTATGTGATTGATTATAACACTTTCTTTTTGGCCTTGCCTGAATAATCTACCATTGAATTGTAAGTATAATTCTAAACTCCACGTTTGACCAAACCATACAATTATAGAACCACCAGATTGAAGATTTAAACCATGACCTGCAGATGCTGGATGTGCTAACATTACTTGTATTTTGCCTTCATTCCAATCACGAATTTCTTTTTCTGTTTTTAATTCTCTTGGTTTGTATGACTTTAATGCTTGCATAATTCTATCTCTATCATGCTGAAATGTCCATGCAACTAATATAGATTTTCCATTAGCATCATCTATTATTTCTTTTAAAGCCTCTATTTTCAATGCATGAATCTCATGCACGTTTCTGTCCTCATCATATACAGCACCATTAGCAAATTGTAATAACTTATTTGAAAGCCCTGCTGCATTTACTACTGATATTTGATTTATAGATTCTTCATTTATTGCACAATCAGAATATAGCTCTAAAATTTTATTTTTCTCAAAGTCTATATACTGTTGCTTTAATTGCTGAGGCATTTTTATTTTTATGAAATTATCTATTTTCTCAGGCATATCAAGATAGTCTGTAGCTTTCATGCTTATACAAATATCTTTAATCTTTTCATGTATTAAGCCTTCAGAATTTTCGAGTAAAGAATATGAATATACTATAGCACCATTTTTTTTACCCGGCCTAAAGTATCTGTCTCTATATCTTGAAATAGTCTTTTCTAACCTTTCACCTCTATCAAGCATATAAATCTGTGGCCATAAATCTATAAGGCCATTAGGCGCCGGAGTTCCTGTTAATCCTACTACGCGTTTAAAAGAAGCTCTAACTTGCCTAAGTGATTTAAACCTTAATGATTTATAACTTTTAATTGAACTTAGCTCATCTATAACAAGCATATCAAAAGGTAATGCATGACCACCATATAATGAGCATAACCATGCAATATTATCTCTTGATATTATGTAAATATCTGCTTTTTCATTTAATGCTTTTACTCTTTCTTGTTGATTACCAATTATTTTTGAAATTTTTAATCCATTTAGATGCTCCCAGTTACTACATTCATCACTCCATACAGTTTCAGCTACTCTTTTAGGGGCTATTACAAGAACTGTAGATATTTCAACATAATCATATATTAAATCATATATTGCTGTCAATGTAGTTACTGTTTTACCTAACCCCATATCAAGAAATAATGCGCAATAGTTGTTATTTATTATATGATCAACTCCTGCTAATTGATATCTATGTAAATCTAGTCTTTTTAACATTATTTATATGAATATATTTTCTTAAATACAGAAGACACTTTTCCATAAATGTCTTTATTCTTATATCTCACTCGTATTGTTAGGTTACTTACATGAAAAACTTTATGCCCATCTCTGTTTAACCTTTCAATCATATATGACTTTTTCATATTCTTTTATGATTTCATCAACATTTTTCTTTGTATCTATTATATATACTTTAAAACCTAGTTGAATTATTTTATTATGCATATAAACTTGAATCTTAGTTGGTTTAAAACCAGTAGTTTTTATTTCAGCAAAGAAAAGTCTGCCTTTAGGTAATAAACATAATCTATCAGGAAGTCCTAGTAAATGATTTGTTAATAACTTTATACATAAACCTTTTCTTTGCTTTACTTGTTCAAAAAGATATCTTTCTATGAGTTTTTCACTCTCTACCATCTTGTTCATAATAAGTTAATCTTATTAATGCTATATCGTCTTTACAGATATTTTCATTATGAGCTACTTGATTTTTAATCTTTTTTCTGTGCTCATTTATATCATTTGTAGAGTTTAAATCTGTAATCTTATCATCTTCAAAATTATACTTAATTTTCAACTTGTTATTAAGAATGACTAAAACCCTAGTAATAATGTACTTCATGATAATTTAATTTTTACATTAATGAATCTTTTCTTTGATAATATTTTTGTTTACCATAAATGGTAAAATTTTTAGTTGATGTAACAGATTCCCAATCAGACAATGATTTCATTATCTCATTAAGTTCTCTAGTATTATATCTTGACATTTCATTTTTATCTTTACCAAGACACTCACACCATACTTCTGCTACACAGACATATTGTCTTTCTATTGTGCCTTTTATTGAAAGTGGGTCGTCTAGGTATCTTCTTCTATCCTGTAGATCTTTTTTATACCAATCTTTTGGAAGTAGTCTGTTTAGATATTCTTCTATTATACCTTTTCTTTCATCAGCTTCAGTATGTTTGTGTTGTTCTATTTTAGCTATTTTTTCTTCATTACCTGTTAAATATAATGGTTCACCACTAATCCATAATTTGTAAGCTTCAGCCCATATTTGATCTACTTCTTTTTCATCTAGATCATCTATTACAGACTTTGTTATAAAATCAGGTCTTACGTCTATAGGCATAAATCGTCTATTACCAGTAGCATCACGTAAAAAGTCTTTGTTATTGGTTGTACCAAAAAATACGCATTGCCTTTTATATGTTTCAACTACTCTACCATACGCAGGCCTATACATATCTTCAGCTTTTGTTATGAACTGTTTAATTGTTTCAACTTCTGCTTTTTTCAATCCAGAAAGTTCAGCCATTTCAATAATCCATGCACCTTGTATTTGTTCAAATGCTTCTTTTCCTTGAACTGTAAGAAATGTATCTGAAAACCACTGTTTTCCAAGTTTTTTAACAAAAGTACTTTTGAATGTACCTTGATCTCCTATTAGTGTAAGTACTAAGTCAAACTTTATGCCTGGGTGAAATACTCTAGCTACAGCACCACATAATGACTTTTTTATAGCTGCTCTCGTATAATCATTGTCATCAGCACCAAAGTAGTCAATTAGTAAATTCTCTATGCGACTATTACCGTCCCATTTAAGTGATTTAATATATTCCTTAATAGGATGATAACTTTTCTTTTCAAATTCAAGAGCCAATGAATCATCAACTTTCTGGCTAGCAGTTATTCCATATACACATTCAATATAGTTACGCAATCCTGAATAGTCAACATCTCTAAATGGTTCAGCTTCTTCTATTTTTCTCCATGGTAATGATTTCACAACATATCTTTTATTATCAAAAACATTGAGTTTAAATGCATTACGCAGCATTTTGTCATGTTGAATTATAAGATTTATGTTATTAGCAGAATTATTATATTCTCCTTTTGTATTTGCATCTAGCTCTTCTACCCATGAATCATCATATTCCTCTTCGTCAAAATCATCATTATCCAATGTATCTGCAAATTCAAATTTAGCGTTAGCAAATTTTTCTTCTGCTATATGTTTTTTTGTTTTAGGGTCTTTTGCAGCAAATTCTTCCATTGCTTTAAAAGACTTCTTATCACTTTCATTTTTCTCTTTTCCATTATCTAAATGCCCAAACTTATGTATTCTTACTAAGTCAAATGCATTACATAATCTATTTCCTGCAGGGTCAGTTCCATGATGTGAGAAAGCAAATTTATCATCATACACTATCATACCAGCAGCTGTTGAGCCTTTAGTATACGTATATCTATCACCATCTACATGTTCGTATTCTTCTTTAAGAAACTCTTCTATTGCATCTTGAATTGTATAAGTTCTACAGAATACACCTATAATTCCACCTTTAGACTCTGGGTCTTCTTGTTTCTTTATAGCTAATTTTATATCATCATTATGTGAACTAACAGTTGGCCATTCACTAGTGTCTTGCCAATTTGTATATCTGTTGAGTACAGAATCTGCATCTAGCCAAGGTCCATCTTGATATTCAAAGTAATATTCTATATCACACGGATTAGATGGCCAGAACATTAGTCTTTGAGTTTCAAATGTTGATTGATCAAAAAGATCTATGTTCATATCTCCTGCTACTCTTCTAGATATAGCCATATATTCTTCTGCTGATACTTCTCTTGACAAAGGTATTATCAATCTATATCTTGGTTTATCTTGGCAATGCTTATGTGTACTATGTATTGCTGCAGCACATGTAAATAACATTGTAAAATCCCACCAAAAATCTATATGCGCAAAGTCTATATCTAGTGTAAGAAGTTGTCTGTTTAGCACATTTTCTTTCTTTCTTCTTCCACCAGTTAAATACCCACCAACATACCCTCCAACGTCTTTTATTTTACCTTGTTCTGCTTTAGAAGCTGCTAGATATTGCTTTAACGTTTCTGATGTTTTTCTTTCTTCTGCTATTCTATCTAAAAAGTCACTCCATTTTATTTTGGTATTTTTCCATATTTTACTTTCAGCACTTAGCCCAACTGCTATATTGAATTGGCCATCATATTGTAATCCTTGCATAATCATCAATTTATATAGAATTTTTATAAACTATTAATCTTTCTTGTAAAATTTGGTAATATAACCATCAGCATTCAAAGGCAAGTCATAAGCCCAATCTGGAGGAGTACCCATTATTTTTTCCATTTGCTCTAATTTTATATTTGCATTGATCATAAAATTAGATACTTCACAAATGACTTCATCATGTACATGCATATTAATAGCAAAACCATTTTTATCCAATTGCAGCATTGAATATCCCAATAAATCTCTAGAAATAGCTTGTACAATATTCTCTGTTAGTTTTCCTCCATAAGTATCAATTAAACCCCATTGCTTAGTCTCTTGTACTATGCCTTCATAACAAAGTAATGTGGTTTTCATTTTTGACTTGCCTATTGTTTTTTCAACAAATGTAGGGTTTCTATAGAAAAGAGTATGGCCAGAAGGCAATACAATCATAAAGTTATTTTGATCGCATTTAAAAATCAAATTCTTTTTAGGCCCACCAATAACTGTTCTTCTATATCTAACTGCTTCATGCGCGCATTCTTCTATTTCAGTCCATAGTTCAACTATCTTCGGGTTTGCATCTCTCCATTTTTTAACTATACTCATCATTTCTGCATCAGACATACCCATCTTGTCACCACCCATTCTCTTCATAGCTCCTAACGAACCTTGATAACCTAAAGCTAATTCAGCATTTTTTGCTTTAGCTCTAAGATCTGAGCCTTTAGTTACCATTGATATAGGAACATTGAACATACGTGCAGCTGCTGCTTCATATATTTTACCATCACCATTAAAAACATCTATTCTCCACTTTTCATCAGCTAACCATGATACTACTCTTGCTTCAATAGCAGAAAAGTCAGCTACAGCGAATGTATAACCATTTTTAGCTATCAACGCTGTTCTAACTAGTTGTGAAAGAATATCAGAAACATCATCATACATCATTTCAAGTAATTGCCAATCTCCTGTTTTCATTATTCTTCTTGGCAAATCAATATCTGATAAATGATTCTTAGATAGATTTTGTAGTTGCAATAATCTACCAGCCCATCTTCCAGTTCTGTTTGCTCCATAAAATTGGAATGTTCCTCTAACTCTGTTATCTTTCATTGCACAATTTATCATTGCATAATATTTCTTAACAGACGAGCGTGATAATTTTTGTCTATTTTCTAAAATAGTTACTAAATCTTTATCTAATTTTACAGCATCAAGGTTTAAAAGAGCATTTACACTTTCTTTAGTAGTGCTTTGATTTGTAAGATTTATAGAAGCACCGAGAGGTGAATCCATATATTTTGCATCATTTTCAGATATATTTTCAAGTAGTGCATTTGATCTTGAATATATATATTCTTTTAACTGGAGCGGTGAATTTGGATTTTGTAAACCAGAAATATTTATGCTTTCCTGCATTAGATTATTAGTATACGTCTCATCTACAACTATAGCATTTGCAGCAAGTTCCATATCTACTTCTATACCTCTGTCATTTATTTTTTGATCTAATATATAAAGTTGGCGTTCAAACTCTGGTATTTCATATTTAGACAGAATATCATATATTTCTTTCTCAGCTAGAACATCATACTTGTTATATTCTTTATATTGTTCCCACTTTTCTAAATCAGATTCAGGATAGTTTCTTGTACTCATGCCATTTGCTTTTGTAGGTTTACAAGGGCATGAAAAATATTTAATTAAAGCTTTACCAGTATCAAGTTTTTTATTTTTTATATCTAGTTTTTTAGATACTTCATCAAGTGAAAATGGAAGTCCACAATACGCTGCTTTAACAGCAGTACAATACCATTGTTCTATAGGAATATCATATCCTATTCTTCTAAATGACAACCTTTCAAATGTTGCATTATGTGCATGCTTTTTACAGTTTTCATCAAACAATGCTTCTTCAAATTCTTCTGGTAGCTCTTCTCCCATAGCAAGATCAACTACTTTTACAGGACTATCATCTATAGAATATCCGACTATTAAAACTTCAAAATCATCTGATTCTATATATTTATATGCTCCACTAGTTTTAATGTCTACACTTGAAAATGTTTCAACATCAATAAATAAATCTTTAGCCATGTTATTAGTTTTATAAGTTTGTGTGGCATATGACAGATTCGAACTATCTCTTATATTATTTGTACTTTTGTACAATCAAGACCTATTGAGGCTTTACATGCTATCGTGCTCCATACACTATATGCCTTTTGAAAAATAAACAGGAGAGCAGAAACTCTCCTGTTTTCAGTATATTTATAGATTTTGATTACATCATATCATCGTCGTCAGAGAAGTCTTCTTCAGCTGAAGAACCACCAGAGAGTCTTTCACCATCTTCTAACTTTTGTAGGTTATTTAACCCTGCAGCGATACCTTTGTTACCACTAACATTAAAAGCATAAAAGTTGATTGAAGCTCTACCGTAGCATCCAGAATAGAATTCTTCTTTGTCCATGATAGGATTGAGATCAGCATCTACAATACCTGGTTTTCTTTGTGATGTACAATTTACAAAATAATGGTCAGCAAATGCAGCATCATCTGGTCTTTCTTCATCACCATCACGAAGTGGCATTTTAATATTTGGAACCACTTTTCCATTTTTGCCTACTTTGTCAATACCAGCTTGGATAGCATTGTCTACTGCTTTGTTGATTTTATCAATTGTAGCTTTGTCCTTTTTTGAAATTAGTACTGCAACATTGTACTTCTTTTCTCCACCTTCTTGCATAGAAGTTGGTTCAAACACATTTGCATAACAAAATCTAACTTTACCTGTAATAACTTTTGTTGAATTCGTTTCCATAATCGATAAATAATTTTTGTATTTTAATATTAATCAGAAAAATCTGTCATTGCTTGGCTAGATATAGCCTGCCTTTTATCAGACTCTTGTACAAGAGTTGGTTTTCCTTGAGGTTTTACAACAATATCAGAAAGCAATTTAGCAAATTTTGCTTTACCTATTTTCTGTTCTATAGCAGTTATAGATTTAAGCTTCTGAGTATAAACGTCCTCATCATTAAGATCTGGTAGTCTTGAAAATAATGCTTGAACTACAGTATCTTCATCTACCCATTTTCTATTAGCTCTACCTTCAACTAATTTGAATCCAGGCCAAACTTTGCCTTCTTCAATAGCTTGTTTTTGAGCATATTCTGAAATTGCATTTGCCCATTCAACTAATGCTGGTGTCCTTAAAAGAATATCAGATATCTCATTATCATTCAATAATCTTGGTTCTTTAAAATCATATTCAGCAATTTTGATGTTCTCTTCATATAATGCTCTGCATTTATTTTTCACAGAACAAAATCTACACCAATCACCTACTACTAACTCACCTTCGCCTTTAAAAGCCATTTCAGCTTTTACCTTTAGTTCTGTTTCAGCCCAATCAATTAGTTCATCAACTGATATATCCCATGATGAAATATTATCAATTCTTGGTTGAACAACTGTCATCTTTATTGTATTGATGTCATACATCATACTATATTTAGCTAATGAACCTAAAGCATAAACCATCATTTGTTTATTGGCTTCAGCACTTACAGGTATTCCTTTACCGTGTTTATAGTCAATGACTTCAAGAATATCATCTGAAATAATAATAGCATCAGAAGTTCCAAATGATTCAGGAATGTATTCTCTAAGATCTAGTTTCTGTTCAATTTCAAGTCTTGCATCCTTAGTTCTAAGTTTTGCTTCTTCGAATTGTTGAGACACATAGTCAACATACGTAGGAACTACATCTAACATCTCTTCATTAAAGAGTTCATTTTCCATAATTTGTTCCAATCCATAATTGTATTGATCTTCTGAAATTATATTGAGAATATCTCTTCTTATCATTAACTCACCTAGTTCGTGAGCTAATGTGCCCTCTTTTGCATAAACACTACTTTCATTTTTGCCAAAATCATTTTCTAATCTGGCACTAGGTGTACAAGCTAACCATCTAGATGCACCTGATGCAGATAATAATGCATGGCTTCTTTGCGAGTGTTCAATTTTTATTTTCTTTGTTCCCATTATGAAGCTTTTATTTCAGCTCTTACAGCATTAGCTAAATTTGAGCATTGTTGTGACAACTTGAAATACTGTTTTGGACTTCGTTTCTTAAAGTCTGTAGACATTTGTCTTAACTTTCTTG